TCATCTGTCCATGCCATGCGTCTTCTCCTTTTTGTACCTCGATAGCCAGGGCAAGTCCCTAATCTGTCGAGTTGTTGTTGATAAAATCTATCTCCCATATATTAATATTATACAGAAAAATAGACGCCATGTCAAGAACTATATTTTAGTTCCTTACCATTCTAGATTATCAATATAATCTAATTTTTCCTGTGCATGAACTGCTTTTTCTACCTGTTCATTTACTGCACCTAGTATATCTGAGTGCTCTCCAATACCTGCAGAGTTGCTAAGATATATTTTTATATTTGCATTTGCTTCCGCTAAGTCTCCTGTGTACTTAGCTTTTAACGCATCTCTTATAATTTGATTCATTTCTTCTTCCCTAGTATACCATTTACATATGCTATAACCCATTTTCTTCTTGATTCTTCGAAAAGGGCTACATTCCATATGAATGGTGTGATTATAAATATCCCTAAACAATACACTATAAAGTGTAATCTTCTATTTTTTACTATATATGTGCCTCGTTGGTCTTTTTCAATCATGCGCATACTAACGGAGTATGTTCTCCAAATTAGCATAAGCCATGTTGTCAACCAAAAAGACGCAATAAACGTCCATGGCTCCATGCTGTTTCTCCTTAAATTTCAGCTCCGTACTTTTCTAAATGTTTTAAACTGCCTAAATCATAGGCTAGTGCGTGGGCATTGAATCCACCTATATCTTGAAAGCCAAAGTAAGGACTTTCAAAATTTGATAACTCTATTACATATACTTGGTAACATTTTGCACCATATTTTTCTATATAATCTGTAGAGTTATGTATTGTTTCTTTTTTAATTATGCCTGGTAGGTCATATCTTGCACACCATACTTTCTCACCTTCTTCAAACTCCTCTTTTACACACTCGTCTGGAAGATATCCAATCTTATGCTTTCCGCCTTGTTCTGTCTTAGGTCTTTTTTCAGGTATACCTACCTTATTTATTATATTCTTAACAAAAGTAGAGCTACGATACATTGATTTTGCAATTTCTGATATTGCCATTTCATCTAAATACCATTCTATTACTTGCTTTATTTCCGCCGCACTAGCTTTTGTTCCTTTTAAAGAAGCTTTTCTTTTTGCTCTGTACTCCATAGTATCTCTATGCTCTTCCAATATATTGTTAAGCCTAGTAGTATTATATGTTATATTAAGCATTTCACAAGCCTCTTTCTTTGTTATAGGCTTATTACTATTGAGTGCTTCCCAAACTCTCTGTAAATTTGTATCATCTAGTTTTTCATGTGATTTCGCACGAACTCCTCTTGGCACTAATCGACTCCTTCTTGCATATGGTCTTCAAATTCTCTATGTTCTTTCTCTTTGTCTTTGTCCATCTGCCCTAGTAAGATGATTGCATAATGAATAATTTTATATAAATCTTTCTCATTTCTACCCTCTTTCTTGCCGAAGCGCTGGGCATACTTTATAATATTGCCAATACAGAATCCCTCTCCATGTCCAGCATCAAAAGTTACTTCTGTAGTTTGTATATCTCCTTTACCATAATGTTGAATATAGGTAGCTTCAATGTAATTTTTTAATCGAGCAAATATTACATCTTCATTAAACTTATTACCCTGCATTTAGTTTCTCCCTAATTTTTGTACTTATGTTATGATACCAGTCAGACTGTTGTATAAATACTATTAAGTAAAACCAAAAAGCTAAAGAGAAGGCATACTTAAAAATATAAAAAGGCAACATGAGTATTGTTTCTATTGTCTCCATCATGAGTTTACTCTTAATACCCAGTTCTCAGCGGCATCTTCTGCCCACCTTTCACTCTTGCCTTTGTGAACTATATCTTCTATCCATATACTAGCTGTACCGCCTCTCTTATCATAGTATCTAGTAGCCCAATGTCCATTTATTGTTTTCCATACCTCAGCTGTGCGATCGCCATCTTGATAAGTATGATAATGCTCTTTCATTATTACCATTATATATCTCCTTCTTGTCGCACTTCACTACGCACAACTTCAAACCCATTTGGATATCTACTCTCTAGTTTTCTAATATTTTCTTCCATTACTTGTTGAGGTGTATACCCAAGTGCTTTGCAGCCTTGCACCCAATACCACAAGACATCTCCCAACTCACGCATGAGATGAAATCTTTCTTGCTCATTGAATTCTTTTCCCTGAAAGATAATCTTTTTGATTACCTCTGAAAATTCTCCTGATTCAGCTTGCATACCGATTGATGCTGTAAGTAGCTGTGAGAATTCTACTGGTGTATGTATATCTAACTCTAGAAGTCTGTCTACTAAAGCTACTGTGCTTAGACTTTCTTCTGAGGTTGTTGACACTACGAAATCGCCGTAGTGGTTAAATTGTTTTTGTTCTGTGTCTGTCATGTTTTCCTTAATGTGTCTGGTTGTTATTTTTATACCACTTAGCTAACCAAGTATCTATTTTTTCTTGTGTCCAATTGCTAGGGAAGTATACTGATAGATAAGGTTTATCTCGTAATACGACTTTCATAGTCTGCCTCCTCTTCTTTCCACCAATGTGGTTTGCCTCTTACTTTCCAACTGGCAAAGGTTGCTTTGTCTTTGTGGTAGAATTTTCTGTAGGCTTCAACTGCGTTTTCTCCTTTAAGAGAGTCTGGCATAGCTTGTGCAAATGGTGTAAGTCCACGCCTTGGTATATTGATGTCGGGTAGTAATAATATGCAGTCACGCACTGATTTATGGGACTTTCCATATCGGACTCCGTATTCTTCGTCAAGGGCGAGTGCAAGACAGTAGAGCCATTCGTAGTTATCCAATGACTCCCTAACCCAAATGCTACAAGGGTGATTGTGCATAGTAGGGAGATAAGGATAATCCCTTGGCTCATTTTGTTTTTGTTCTTTAACTTTATTCCATTCATCTGATTCTAGTTTTCTTGGTATATCACCTACATACTTGTTTATCCAATGTGCTGTGCAAAGCATCTGTGCTGACTCCAGTATCATCTTGATAACATGGCGGTCAACATGAGCTTCCGCACACTTGTCTATGTTTTCGTCAAGTATAAAAATATTCATATATGTATTATACTAAATTTTGAGGGCGATGTCAAGAACTGTTTTTTGCTTCTTCAATAAAGTTCTTTTGTCTAAAGAATACTGACAAACTAAATCTATAGCTAGGAGCTATATGTGAAGCTGGTCTAATAGAGTGAGGTATCTTACCATCAAAAACGACAGCAGAGTTTGTGTGATACAGAGATGTGCCTATACAATGTGTCATGGAGTCATCATAGAAAATAGTTTCTCCATAATATTCTTTCTTCCAATCTGGGTTTATGTAATAGGTTATTACTGTTGATGTCCCATGAGTATGGGGAAATTGAATTGATGAGGGAGTTGCTAAGTTTATTACTGCTTTGTCAAACTGTAAGTTTTTTACTAAATCTTTCATAGGCTCGTTCTGTATGCCTTCAACAAAGTCTAGCTGCCTCCAATCTGGTCTACTAATATCTGAGTGTAAGCAAGGATATTGTCTATACTCAAAAGTAGAAGTGTCGCCCCACCCTATCTTATAATTCGCATTAATTGCGTGCATATAAATTTCTTCTCGGTGGTTCTCAGTCAGAACATTTTGAAATATCTCAATCATCTGAACATCTGCTCAAATTCTGTATATCCCCCAATGCTCTTTCCGTCAACAACTATTTGGGGAAAAGTTCTAGCAGTAGGAAACATTTCCATCATGCTGTCCATTTCAAAATCAACTCCTAGTTTTTTAACTGTAATCTTTTGCAGACCACATTCTCCAAATTGAAACTGCTGTGCTAATTTTATTGCTTTGTCGCAAAACACACAATTATCTTTACTATAAATTTCTACTTCTACCATATTTTTCCTATAAAATACATACACGCTCCCATGAAACCAAGCATTAATACTTGCACTACGGACATGATAGCAACTTGCTTCATGGGGTGTATTTTTTCTATGTCTACTTTAATCTTTTTGTCCTGCTGTTGGGGCTTTATGTGTCCCAGCATATAGTCCAAACCAAGCTGCGCCTGCTCCGACTAATACTGATATTAAGCCTGATTGTTCTAAAGATGGTTCTGGTAATTCCATAAACCAAAATGTTGCGTAATAGAGAAGAAACATATAAATACTTAAAAATGCTCTTGGAAATATTCTCCAACTATCAACAGTTTGTGCTAAAAACACTACCTTTTGAAAGGGGTTTACATTACTTATATCTTCTAATTCTCTAATTCTATCTTTGAGTTCGGACTTTTCTTGTAATAAAGCCATGAACTTGTTAAGGTCTATCTCAACTTCGTTCCTATCCATATCACCAGAAAATTGTCCTATGTTTTGTTGTCCATTTGACATTCTAACTCTCCCAGTTTTTTACGAAGGGGTATCAACTCATCTTCGTAGCTTTGCCAAATTGAAGCACTATTTGTTGCCTTTTGGTTTTCTTCTAGTACTCTTATGGCTACCTTTAGATTATTCATCTCTGGACTCATTTAAAGTCCTTAATCCATTTATTCATGGGATCTTCTTTATCTATAGGTTTAACTTCAGTACTAAAAATCTTTTGAGTTTTGTACTTAAAGTGTCCTTCTTCTAATGCTTCAGGTAGCCAATCTTTGGGATCGCCATCTTTAACATCAGCATCAAATATTATTTTTATTTCGTATGTCTGTATCATGTTTTTCCTTTTGCAAATCAGCTATTTTTACATATGCTCGATACTTAGCTTCGTTTTCTACTGCTACCATATCTTGCAGTTGTATAATATTCTGCCTTAAAGTGTTAATTTCTTTTTGTTGTTCGCAGATTATTACTCTTTGTTCTTCTTCGAGCGTGTTGTTTAAGTCCTTCATAGAATGTCATCATATCCTACTGTGTAGTAGACTGTTAGTTCTTCACCTGCTTCTATAGGTCTTACAGCATACAATTCTCTTTGCTGTCCATCGTGATAATGGATATTTGTATGTATAAAACAATTAGGTTCAGAACTATGGTTTATAAATCCTCCTAATGGTGTGCGTATCCAGTTCCACCTATTGGCTTCCCAAATGTGTGTTTCTCCTAAATACACGCCTGCCTTCAGAGGTTCGAGGGTGTGTAAGCCTAACCCATTGATTTCGCTAGGCTCTATTACTAACTGGTCTGGGAGGGGTCTGTAGTGTCCTGCTCCAAATTTGATTGTCTTGTTAATTTCTTTTCCTTTAATAATGTAAATGCTTCTGCAATATACTCATCAATGGTCATTCCACGCTCTGCTGCCTGTGAGCACATAGCGTCCCACATATGTTGACCTATTGTATAGGTCTCTCCCTCAAAGTTAATGTCCAAATAAGTCTGCCTCGGCTTGTCTTCTTCTAGTAAGTCCTTCTAGGACTTTCCCACCTGCTTTGTTCCATCTCATAATTTGTTCTGGAACACCTTCGTAATCTCCTGAGTTTAACACTTTCAAAAGTGTACTAGCTCTTAAATTACCACCACCTAAGTTATATACCCACGATACCATAGCATCAAATTGGTTTTGATTCAAGCTAACTGTAACTAAATCATTTATATAACTTTCATACTCATCTAGTTCTTCTACTAACATTTCGTGTGCTTGTGCCTCTGTTATTACATCGCCCATCTGCACTCCTTTTATATGTCCGTAGCCAATAGTTGGTACGCCTGCTGGACATAAATATGCCTCAGTTTCACACCCTTCAAAGTGTTTAATTAAATCTATTCCTGTATTACTTATCTTCATATTTTGTCCATGTAAAAACTTTCGCCACAGCCACAGCGTCCGCTTTCTATTTGTTCGTTTCGGATTACAAATTCTTCTTGCACTCCTTCAACTTGCCACTCCAATGTGGCATCTTTTACATAGTCCCAACTGAGACTATCAACTGCTATGATGTTTTTATATACCACATCAGTTAAATCTGGCATGTCTGCATAACTTAACTCATATGTATATCCACCACACCCCCCTCCTTTAACGGAAAGGCGGATGCCCCAAGTATTACTTAGGGCAACCCTTTCTTTTAACTTTGCGAATGCATTGTCTGTTATAATCATATTACTATAATTGGTCTCATTGCTATAAAC